AACCGATAAAATACTTACTTAAAATCTCTCTACTTATACCTTTGTGCTGATCCCAAGGCTCCCATTGCTTCACGTGCTGCTTGACCTACAGAACGACGTATCTCATCTGGATTACCCGATTGAGAGTTAACAGTAATATTTATATTTTGAGTGTTGCTACTATCACCACCTTGTAGGTCCTTATTAGGGACAATCTCACCTGAGTCACCAGGAATCATATATTGCTTTCCACCTGACCTAAACATCTCAGGTTTATTACGCTCTCCTACTTGATAGAATTTATCACCTGTGACATTACCACCCGTCTCAAATCCTCCACCAAAAAGACCCATCACTGTAGATGCAAATCCACCAGCACCACCACCTGATCCTGTCTTACTAAATAGTGAGTCCATAATCTGCGCTGCAGCGGCTTTAGCTGCCATCTGTAGTATCATATCACCAAAAGACTTTAACATGTCCTTTAGTCCACCTTTAAAAGGAGATATGAGGAACCTCTCAAAGCTTGTCTGTACACCTTGTGCCATCGTGTCAGCCATACTTTGCATTTGCTCGTCGGACTTCTTCTTTTCTTCGTGTACAGCAATCGTGACATCGTGTTCCATCTGAGCCTTTTGTAGCTGGTACTTTTGTTCAATGACCAGTAGCTCGTCCTTAAGTCTTTGAAGAGCCTCAGGGCTAGAATTTGGATCTTTTTCAGCTAAAGATATACGTGCACGCTGAGCGTTTATTTCTATTTCTGTTTTCTTTTGCTCAAAGTCAGCAATGAACTTTAATTCTTGTAAGCGTGTCATCTTTTTTAAGTCTACCGCTGTGCGTACGGACATCTCTTCAAGCTGTACTTTCTGAAGCTCTGCGTTACGATGACGATCGATCTCCATCTGAATTAAAGCTTCTTCTGATTTATGTTGCTCAAGGATTATAGACATCCGTAGCTCTTGCTCTTTTTTAAGAAGGTCTATGCGCTGCTTTGATCCAGTCGTTGACATCGCGAGCTCTTGCTGGATGTATTTAATCTGCTCATTTTTTGTCATCTCGCGATGGTTTGATAAAATCATTTCTGAATTCTTAACGCTAAGCAATTCTTCAACTGATTTTTGTTTATTTGCCTCACGTAGATCCTGAAGTTGAAGCGATGATATTTTACGCTGTATTTCAAGTATATCTTTCTGTTTCGTGCTATGTAGATTTGCTTTAGCTTCCCAAAAAGCTATCTCTTCTTTTAATGTTATCTCTCGATGTTCTTTCTCTAAAGTCTGGATCTTTTTATTGGTGAGTTGAGCTTCGAAAATTTTCATATCCGATTCAGATCCACCTGTTTTCTTTTTAGCTGAAAGTGGATCATCAGCTGAAGTAAGTGGACGTACTGCATGATCTGCTACCTTTGCAACTTTTGCTTTTTCTTCGAAAACCTTATCAACGTCTGACTTTCCTTTTTGTGCTATACCCAGCATATTTTTTTGGTATTCTTTCGCTATAGATATTCGATTATCAGCCTCACTCTTCCAAGCGGATATTGCTCCACTAAAGTCACCATGAAGTGCTGCTGATGATGCTTTAGCAAAACCAATTAAATAGGATACAACCATAGCTAGGCTTCCTTTAATCGTTTCGATTACGAAAAGAAAACCAGCTTTAAAGGATATAAGCGCAATGCTTACTACTTTAAGCGAGTTTTTAAAAACTTCCATCGCGGTCATACTTGATGAACTGCTTCCGAAAGTTGAGTCTAAAAGCTCTCCTATACCACCAAATATCATCGATAATGTATTACCAAACTCTTTTATTATATCAACTGTTGACTCAAAAGTTACGCGAAATACGTCAGCAATATCCGGTATAACTTTTGCTAAAGCTTGCAAAGACTCTGTTACGAAATCAAAGTTACCTTGTGTTCGCATGTCATTAATTGCTGTTTGAAAAGCTGATTCTACTTCAGACATAGCACCGACATAAGACTTCATCTTAGCAACAGAAGCACCAACTGCATCTGTTCCCATAGCATCAATTAACTTTCGAATTGACTCCCTTCCAAGCTCACCTTTCTGAGACATATTTTGTAGTTCAGCCGATGTCTTACCTGTAGCTTTCTCTAGCATACCCCATACAGGGATACCTGCTTCTACGAGCTGCATTATCTCCTCACCTTGAAGCTTACCCTTAGCCCAAGCTTGACCGAGAGCTAGAGTTGCTCGCTTAACTGTCTCGTTACTTTCACCATACTTTGCAGCAGAATCTGCGATCTTTCTAAAAGTACCGTCCATCGGATCGAGACCGAAGTTCTTCAGCATCATAAAAGCATCGGATGTCTCTTTGATGTTTAAAGGTGTAGTATCTGCGAATTGCTTAATCCAATTAAAACTTTCTTTCGCTGCTTCACTTGAACCCATAACAGATTTAAGTCTAATCTCTAGTTGCTCAAATTGCGATGAAACTTCTATGATTTTACCAAAAGAAAGTGCGGCAGTTAGACCTATAGCTACACCTTTAAGTGCACCCATCGCTGACTCAAGTCCTTTAAAAGATCCTTCCATTTTAGATGATGCATGCGTAGTAGCGCTTTCCATTTTTTTCATGGAAGCTTCTAATTTGCTTGCCATATCCGACATTGCAGACGTAAGGCTTGCTATATCGGCGCCAAATTTAATACTTACATCATCGGACATAATCGCTCCTTAAAATCTTAACTATATTAACCATCTTAATTATCATCTTTAAAAATCTTATTATCTGCATCAGCGTTACCTGTAAGAGAGTTAAATAAAGCTAAACAATTTTCTTCAGCTTCTTTACTTTTATCTTTTACTGTCTTAGGTTTTTCATATCCCATATAATCCGCTACTATAATATGAATTGGTGGGTGCTCTTTCCAGTATCGATCGCATGACTCGAGTCTCTCAAAAGTCATGCACTCATCGATATACTCCCAAGTCCATCCAAAGCAGGTACACAGGTGGGCGTAGAGCTTACCCCAGTAATCATCTTCCTCTACGCCTGAGCTTCCCCCGATTTTACTTCCTTTACTTCTAAACCGCATAGCTCTGGTATCGCTTCCATAGCTGATGCCATCTCTTTTAAAGTGATCTGTAAATCGTCAACTTCTTGTACAGTCTTCCCTACGACTAAAGATAGGATGATACTGACTTCAGTCATCGACTCATCGGACATCACTCCACCTTCAACCTCTTTAGAAAACTGCTGAATTTTGTTCATTGAATTAATAATCTTTCGCAGCTTACCAAAAGGTGGAGCTACAACAACGAATTCTTGTCCTGCTAATATAATAACTTTTGACATTTTTTATCCTCTAAAATATATAAGAGCCAACCTAGGCCGACTCTTATATTATAACACACTTTTAAATTTTTACAAGTTATAGATTACTCAGCAACTCCAACTGTTCCAACGTTTCCGGTAGAATCTGCAAAGATGTCAAAGTCCATCTCAGGGATAGTAAAGTCATCAAGCTTCGTCGCCATTGCCATCTTACCCGCTACAGCTTGTGGGAACTTCCAAGTCAGAGCTTTTCCTTGGAAAGGGATAACGATATCCAAAGCAACGGTTGGGATAGAACCTAACAATTGGTTAGCAACAGAAATCGATTTACCAGTCGTTACTGTATATCGGTAGTCGATAAAAACTAAAAGACCAGTATCAGCAGCAGCAAAAGTATATACACCAGCAGCAACAGAATATTGACCAGTAGCTGGTGTTGCAGCAACTCGGATCATCGGAGTACCAGCAGCAGAGCGTACGCCCATATCAGCAGCCCATACACCAGAAGAAGGAGGTGTTGGTGTGATGGTAAAAGGTGTAGCAGGAATTGCAGCGCCTACTAGTGCTTGGACATATCCATCTTGACCTGCAGAAAGAGTCTGACCGAAGAAAGCTGAGTTAAAAAGAACGCCGTTCACTTGTCCAAATTTCGCTTTGACGTTCACTTTACCTTTACCGCGAGCGATCGCTAAAGGCATTTGGTTTTGACCGTGAAGTTGCTTAAGATCAAAAGATACGTCGATCGTAATATCCTGGCAAGCCAAGAATTTTACGGGTGTTGGGTTCGTGATGATGGCTCCAGCAGCGTCCGTCAAAGGAGTTGCGTAGATCGAGCCAGAACCAAATAGTTGTTGTGCCATGTTGTATTTCTCCTAGGATTATTAATATTGTGTTGTAATACTGTGTCGTTTCGAAACTTACACTTGTTGATTATATCAAAAAAATATTGATTAGTCAATTATGCTTTTATGTAGATCCTAAATAAACAACAATAGGAATTATAACAACGCCTTGCTCACCAAGTAAACCCTCGTCTGTCTCGATTGTACCCTCTATGCGGCACTTCTCAACGAGTCCGTCGAGTGTTTGCTCACCTGCTGCTGGGTGCGGTGTAAAAAGCACATTGATTGCATCAACAAGAGGATTTAAAATGCTCGATGGTGATATAGTTGTATCTCCACGTGTATGAGCATAAAGATAAAGATCTATATGTAATGTCCAACGCGTTGGCATCTTAATATTTTGAATTGCGTTTTCTTTAGTCTGAGTTTGAAATAGACAAGGCTGATCTACGTAGCTAACATCTGACCAATGCTTTAGTGTGCGAGACTTTAATACCAATCCTGGCACACTAGATACTAGAGCAAAAACTGCTGAGTAAATTGTTTCACGATTCATTTTTAACCTTTACTTTTTTAATGTAGTTTTTACTGTTTTAATAGCATCTTTTTTCAAAATATCTTTAATCTCTGGAGTTAGTTCTTTAAGTGATGACCTTAAGAAGGATCGTTCAGGATACTTTGCAGTTCCATATCTTCCACCCATTCCACCATATTCGTGAATTCCTGCATATTTTATGTTCGTTCCAACAACTCCAAGTATACTATTTCGACCTGCTTTAACTTCGGCGTGGATAGAACTTCTTAAACTACCAGTTTGAACCTTCAAAACAGGCCCTGAAAGCTTCTCTTTAACTCTACGTTGTACCATTATCGCACAACGCATCATTTGACGCGCTACAGAGTCAGTTACAGCGCTTGAAATCAACTTAATTCTGTTGATCGTTTCAATGTCTCCTATAATGGTGGCTTTAATAGACATTATACATCCTTTTAGTATGAGATTACTTTACGATAGTTATTAAGGATCGTACGCACACCTTCTGGAAAGTCTTTTTGTGAGTACGTAATCGTTTCACCAGCTAAGTGCTTACTGACTTCACCGATACGTGTTCGCTCCTTATATCGTAGTGATATGAGTTCAATGCACGCTTGAGATATCTCTTGAGGTATCGTAGTATATCCAGCTGTATATGTAATCTTGACGTTCATACGTCCACGAGCAAAGCGATATCCTATAAGATATAAAAACTTTGGATCAAAGACATATCCTTGACTAAAACCATCGGGTGATGGCTGGATAGTAATCACTCCTCCACCAGCTAAATTTTGACCGTATCCTTGACCTGTACCTGTGCCTAGAGTAACGAGCGTGACTGATTGTACTGGGTAGTTAGAAAATGCCTGTACGTCACCAGAATTACCGTCGGTGATATCTGTATATGTCGCTACAGCAAACTGCCTATTAAGCCACGATTGAATATAATTACTTGCTGATGTAATGAGTCTTTGTAGCAAAGCATCATCTGCAGTTCCTGTAATACCTAGCCACGCCCTTACATCTGAAAGAGTTGTCAGATCTGATCCGCTCGGAAGTGGTGCAGCACCACCAATTGAAACAATAGCATCGACCATGTATAACTCCTAAATATTTGATTTATTTCTTTTTATCTAAAATTTCAACTTTAACAACTTTTTCAGTTAATTCAACATCAGCAACAACTACATCTTCGACTCTATGGAATCCAAAACCGTATAATCCATCGTGAACTTTACTATCGGGTACTTCAACGAAACCATTAACTGATGGATACTCTACACCATCAATCGTTAGAATATCTTTATATGTATCGGGCTGTTTTAATTTCATTTTGTCTTCCTTTTTGTTACTGTATCTTTTGTAACTTTCTCAACCTTTTCTACATCATCAATTTTAACTAAAACTTCACTACTATCGCTTGATGGAGTAGAAGAGGTTGAGCTATCGATAATTTCCATAAGTTCACTAACATCAACTAAAACTTCTTCTTCAATTTTAACATAAACAATAAGTCCGTGCGAATGTAAAAACTCTCGAGTTAGTTCTTTTTCTATTGTAATAATTCCTTTTTCGTCTGCCTTATATTCT